GATGGGGTTGATGATGGTTTGGTGACACCCGGTAATTTGGATTTTAGTGCGACAGATAAGATTTTTATATCTGCTGGCATTCGTAAAGTGTCGGATGCAGCCGTTGGGGTTGTATTGGCTTTTGGTGGTGTGATTACAACAACAAATGGTGCAGCTCAATTAAGAGCACCCGCATCGGCAGGGACTGCAACCTTTAATATACTCTCGAATAATGCTTCAACTTTGTATTCGGTAAACTCACCTGCGTCTTATACCTCGCCAATTATTATGGTTATTTCTGGCACAAACGATAACGCTGCATCACTTATGAAAGTTCGAGCTAACGGAACAGTGGTTAATACTGGTGTTGTAGCACAAGCCGCAGGAAACTATGGAAACTATACTGTCTCAATTGGTAGACAAACTGCTGCAAGTGCTTTTTTCAGTGGCAACATTTATGGCCTGATAATGCGCGGTGGGACACTACCAACAGATGCACAAATTCTACAAGCAGAGCGGTGGTTAGCCACTAAAACTGGACTAGTATTCTAATAGGAATTAAATATGACACTTATCCCTTGGCAAACCACAGTGCAAAATCAATTTGGCGTGGTGCAACCAAGCCCAGTGATTACAGTGAGAGATTCTACAGGAGCTTTGGCAAGTCTCTTTACCTCTGGTGGGGTGGCTTTGTCAAATCCCCTTACGGGGAATACTTCGGGGTTTGTGCAATTCTGGACCTATGCAGGTCGTTACACAATTACCGGGACGTTGTCTGGAAGTGATACGTATTCTTGGACAATTGATCTCTGTGAAGTCCCCAACTGGGGTCCTAATCCAGCTTCTGTTTCAGATATTATAGCATGGTGTGCAGCAAACAATTCCACCACTGTTACACTAAAGAAAATTCTTGGCTCAACATTTAACCAAGCAACAGATGATGCTGCTCCAATTTTTAATAATGTGCTTTCCGGCCTAGCTGCTGCTAGAATTACTATTATTGATCCAGACGGCATGGACCTGCTGTTTAATTCTCAAGTTACATACTACAGCTATCAAGAGATTATTGGAACTAAGGGGGCAACAGTTTTTCGTCGTAATTACACCCAAACTGGTGTTAATAACGCCACGTTTACATCTGGTGGTGACACACGATTAACGAATGTATTCTTTAAGGGGATCACTTTTGATGTTGCTGGTGGTGTGGCTACAATGGATATTGCAGGCCACCATCTTAAATTCTATTGTGACAATAGTAGGGTGGAAGATTGTGATTTCCTGAACCACTTTCAAGGGGCTGCCTCTTTCATTCGTGGTGATAATGGTTGGTATCGAAACGTAAGATCAATCACAGATGATCTTGATCCGGGTGGAGACACTGATTCTTCTGCCGCTGGTTTCAGGATTAGTGAGGGAGATAACTTCTGGGTTTATGATTTCACTGCTATTGGACCAAACGACCAAGCTATGCTTGTCCTTGGGATGCAGGATGATGGAACTGATGTAATCCGTAATTGTGGATATATCAACGGGTATGTCCAATCTTTCCGTGCTAAAGCCGCAACTTGTGGGGCCTCTCAAAATGGTGGGGCTGTAGTTAATTTCTTAGGGGGTATTTATGATTGCCTCTTCCAGAACATCCATGGGTCTTCTGGTCGTTATGGACTAAGAACTGTTGCTGATGGCTCAGATCGTAAAAACACAATCCACAATGTAACCTTCCGTGATATCAATATTACGGTGGATCACACTGGTAATGAAAATATCGACGGAAACCAAATTAAAGGTTTAGAAGATACAGTTAATGGTGGTGGCTCTGTAGGGGACATCATCTTTGATAATGTGTCTTGCTACATGACTGCTGCTCGTTACGGTTTTGTTATGGATGCTCCCGGTGGTAGGTTGTTTGCAAATAACTTTGCTATTAATGGCGAAAGAATTGCTGCTCGTTTTATACGCGGAGATTTAGCAGAGTTTAGAGGAAATGTAAATTTTACTGGGCCAGCCACTAACGCTACAGAAGTTGATCCTGATGCAGATGGTGGGGATCGAAGCCCTGTTAAAATAGAAGACACCTTCACTGGTGGTGTGTGTTTTAATTGTGTCCCAACACTGCTCAACGTCTCCACACCGACAATCGCAGGGGTGCCTAAATACCTTTCTGGTTTTCGTGTTAAGGGTGGGACACTCGAACTACCACAAGGAGCCATTGTTTATAAGACAACAGGGGCGTCTTCTGGGACAAAATTTGCACGTGTCACGGGAACAGGAACTTTAATTATTGGTGCTCCAACAAGGGGAGATATTACCACTTGGTTAATGGACGGGGATGGTCACTTAGTAAACACTGTTCAAAGGGTGTTTCCAACCCGTGCAGATGCTGTTGCTTTTGCCACATCTACAACAGACCTTGTTCAACTGGGCGCAACCATTACAATTGGCTCTTTGATATATCAATATGACTCCGTCTCTACATCTGTTGTAGATATGCCGGGGTGGGTATTGATTTCAGACGGAGCTAGAAAACCCATTTACGGACAATTAAATGCTGGTTACACATTAACATCTACAACAGCTTATCAAAAATTATTTAACCTTGTTACTAATGGTGCAATTACACTTGAAACAGGTCGATACTCTTTTGAACTAGTTGCGGTTATTACTAGCATGAGTGCAACCTCTGGTAATGCAACGTTCAGTTTGTTAGGGGCAGGAACCGCCGTTGTATCTAGAGTTTTGCAACACTCTGTTGGTGCAGATCAAGGCAACCCACAAAGCGGGACACCTGTTGCCCAAACAGGAACATTCTCGAATGCTGAGACAATGGGTGGAACACTAGCTGTTGCTGGCACCGCAGCAGGTGTAGGGACAGAGCTTCATGGGATGTTTAACGTTACAACAGCAGGAACAATTATCCCTTCAATATCTCTAGTCACGGCTGCTGCTGCTAACGTAGAAGCTGGGTCTTATATTCGTATTACAAGACTTGGTGATACTGGGTCTAACTACACATCTGGATCATGGTCATAAAATGTTAGGTGATTATTTCATTAGTTCTAGTTTTGTTGATTTTGTTTCGTCTATGGGGCCAACACCTCAAAGAGTGTTAACTCTATACAAAGAAGAAGTAAGACAGATCAAACTAGATGCTCAAAATAGAATTATAAAGGTGAGTTAATGTCATATCGCTGGCCCAATAAAGACCCAGATGAAGTTCTTGATTACACAATAGATTGGGCTAAACGTGTTAGCACAGGACTTACGATCACTGCTGTAGCGTGGTATATTGACGATGAGGATGGTGTTAAGACACCTGCCCCACAGGGAACTACAGTGAACGGCCTAACGGTTTTGTTATTAAGTTCTTCTGGGAACAAGATGACAATTGTGTTTGGTAATGGGTTTGATAACGTAGATTATAAAATCTCTTGTGCCATCACCCTCAGTAATGGGAATGTCTTGGAAAGAAGTGTTCGTATTGCTGTAAAGGAGTTTTAATATGGCAGACTATAACTATCTTAGTTTGGTTAATGATGTTAACAAGAGATTGAACGAAGTGAAGCTGACAGCCGATAATTTTGATACGGCTGTTGGCTATTACGAAGATGTCAAGAATGCAGTTAATGCAGCTATTCGTGATATCAATTATGATCAGTTTCAATGGCCCTTTAACCATGTTATTCAAGAAGAAACTCTTGTAGCTAACACCACACGTTACTCATTCCCTAATGATACTAAAAGTGTAGATATGGATACTTTCCGTATCAAGTATGATGAAACTCTTGGTAATGGAACAACTAAACTTAATATCATCTCCTATGAAGAATATTTAGAAAAATATGTTGACCAAGAGTATAACACCATTAATGCCAATTCGGGAGCACCACTCGTGGTCTTTCGGACACCAAACCTTCAATATGGTGTCTGTCCTCTCCCGGACAAAGCTTACAACATCACTTATGAGTATTACCGTCTTCCTGTTGACTTGGAAGCCTATGATGATGTTCCCGCTATTCCTGAATCTTTTAAGCACGTGATTAACGAAGGGGCTATGTATTATGCCTATATGTTTCGTGGAGATTTAGATGCAGCTTCCCTCTCTATGAAAAAATTCACAAAAGGGGTAGAGAACATGAGGACAATTTTTATCAACAGATATGAATATGTTCGTTCATACATGGTTAATAGGTGATATATGGCCACTCAACGACAAACATTCCCGGTGGAGTTCAAGGGCGGATTAATTTCTAGTATGAGTCCTCTTCAGCAGGGTTTGAATGCTGTTGGCTCTGCCACCAAACTACAGAATTTTGAGCCTTCAAAAGAAGGTGGATATAAAAAAGTTTTAGGTTATACAAAATATATCTCCGGTCAGGTAGCTGGCTCTGGTAAGATACTTGGGGTGAAAGTAGCAAATGCTGAAAAAGTTATCACTATACGAAAAAATGGTTCAAATCTCTCCGAATATTATATCAATGTTAGCTCTGCTTGGGTTTCATTGGGTGCAGCCCCTTCTCTAGGTGGTCGTGTAAGAGGTGTGAATTTTAATTTTAACGGGGACGATAAAATCTTCTTCGTTGATGGAACTAATCGTCCAGCCGTATTCAATGACACCGGGGATACACTAACTTTCCCAGCTACATCTGCGTCGTTTCCTGTTGATCTCACTGGCTCCTCTTTTACAGCAGAGTTGAATGGAACCTTATTTGCAGGGAATGGAACTAATCTAATTTTTAGTTCTCCTTACAATGAATTAGACTGGTCTTCTGCATCAGGTGGTGGAATTATTAATGTTGGTAAGACAATCACAGGGCTGATTACCTTTCGTAACTCACTTATTATTTTCTGTGAGAACGGAATTAAAAACCTTGTGGGAACCAGTTCCTCTGACTTTGTGTTGTCTAATATCACAAGTGATTTAGGTTGTCCATATCCAGATACCATCCAAGAGGTTGGTGGGGACATTATGTTCTTGGGGCCTGATGGTATTCGCTACCTAAGTGCTTCTGAACGTATTGATGATTTTGGGTTAGAGCTTGCATCTGCCCCAATTGAAACAGATATTAAAGAGCTTATCAGAGGTTCATCTCTATTTTCTAGTCTTACGCTAAAAGAGAAAGGCCAGTATCGCCTCTTTGCCTATGTTGAGGGTCTTTCAGACAAGTTGTCTAATGGGGTGCTGGCGACTAAATTCTCAAACCAAGATTCTTCTAACGTAGCATGGGGGACACTTCTTGGATTTAAGGCTTATTGTGCAGATTCTAACTACGAGTCTGGAAGAGAATATATAGTTTTTGCTAATGAAGATGGGTATGTTTATAAATTAGAAGATGGATTTACCCGAGATGGAGAACCAATTAGAGCGGTTTATAGATCACCTGTTTTACCAATCACTGACCCAACCAAAAGAAAAACTTTATATAAATTAGCTCTGTATACAAGCACAATAGGACTTTTCTCGGTTGATCTAAACATCTATTATGATGGTTATAAGATCAGCAATTACAATGGTATTAATCCCCCAACAATTACATTGGATAATGCAGGTGGTGGGGTTTATATCTGGGGGTCGTCTGAAGCTGTATATGGGACAGCCGTGTATGGTGGTCAATTGGATAATATTTTTGATGCTAATGTCATCGGGGCTGGCAAGACGTTCTCGATTGTTATTAAAGACTCTAGCCTAAATCCCTCATTTACACTAGACACAATGATTATAGAATATCGTGAACACGACAGACAGTAAGGATAAGATATGAGCGGTTATGTGCGTCAGGACGTAACGAATGAACTAGCTAACGGTAATGTTGTAGACGCCGATATTTTAAATGCAGAATTTGATGCTCTAGCTGCGGCATACGACAACACAACAGGTCACGTGCATGATGGCACTACAGGCAATGGTGCCCCAATCACGGTGACTGGTCCCATCCAAGATGTCATAGTCTCTGGCACTGCCCTTCTCCCTAAGACAGACAACACCTATGATCTAGGTTCTGCTTTGAAAAGTTGGAAGGGGTTTTGGGCAGATGGCACTTCTACACTAGCTTCCTTAGTAGCCACTACAGCAGATATTAATGCGGGGACAATTGATGCCACAGTGATTGGTGCAACAACTCCTGCGGCCATTACGGGCACTACAGTGGGTGGGACGACCATTACAGCCTCTGTAGGTTTTGTGGGTAGTCTCACTGGCAATTTGACATCATCCAACTCAGTGATTACTGGGGGAAGTATAAACGGCACTACAGTGGGGGCAACTACAGCCTCTACAGTGAGGGGGACAGTTGTAACAGCTACAACTAACTTTGCTGGCAACCTTGTTGGAAACGTAACAGGTAACACCACAGGCACTAGCACAGGCCCGGTGATTAGTTCTGCTGTGACGATCACTGGCGGGACAATTACTGGTATCACTGATCTTGCAATTGCAGATGGTGGCACAGGTGCTTCAACTGGTGCTGCTGCTTTGTCAAACTTTGGTCTTACAGCCACAATTGCTGAAATCAATAAGTTGTCTGGTGTAACAGCCACAACGGCTGAAATTAATAAATTAGCTGGTGCTACAGCAACTACGGCTGAAATCAATAAGCTAGCTGGTCTTACATCAACCACAGCAGAATTGAACAAACTTACAGGTGCCACAGCTACAACAGCACAGTTGAACTTCGTCACTGGTGTTACCTCTGCAATTCAGACACAAATTGACACTAAAGCTCCGACAGCCAGTCCTACACTAACAGGTGTTCCTTTAGCCCCCACAGCGGCTGTTGACACTAACACTACACAGATTGCAACTACAGCTTATGTCGTAGCACAAATCTCTGATGATGTTGGTGTGGCAAATAGTTCTCTTGTGAAAACAGCAATTAATGCTTCTGGTTCTGCTCCCATCTATGGATGTAGGGCACATGCCATGTTCAATGGTGTTGCTGGTGTAAGTGTTATTGGAAGTGCTAATATTGCTTCCATCACCCGCACAGGGACTGGGATTTATGGTGTAGTATTTACAACAGCAATGCCAAATGCTAACTACACTGTTGTGACGACAGGTGGGGGAACAAACTCTACAGTTTCGTCAAGTGGGTTTATTAGCTGGTCCCATTCCAGAACGACATCGGGTTTTACAATGTGTATTGCGGATAATAATACAGATACCAACTCTGATGGTTATGGCGCATTTACGGTGTTTGGTTAATGAAAACTTTCATAGAAGCTTTGCTAAAACTTTTTTCAAAGAAATCTACTTACAACTATGAAGCATTATTTATAAGGTTAAAGCCTCTTTTCCCAAAGATGTCAGAAAAACAAAAAGAGGGGGTGGTAACACTGCTTAACGCAATGACCAACCTCCCTCTTAAACAAAAAGCATATATTTTAGCAACAGTGTATCACGAGACTGCCAAAACTATGCAACCGATCACTGAATATGGTGGTGTCAAGTATTTTGATAAATACGACACTGGTTCTCTAGCTGCTGCTCTTGGTAACACACCACAAAAAGATGGCGATGGTTATAGATATCGTGGTCGTGGTTATGTTATGATAACTGGTCATTCCAACTACTACAAAGCTTCTAAGAAACTGGGTGTGGATTTTGTTAATTCCCCAGACCTTGCCCTTGATCCAAAACATTCTTCTGACATTCTTATTCAAGGAATGTTAGAGGGTTGGTTCACAACGAGGAAGTTAGGAAGTTATGTTAACGATAGTGCATCTGAT